GTGAGCCCATGCTGCAAAAAAATATTGTGCCATTTTTACAGCACATGAACACACAGTTTGCAAAAACACAGATTGAAAGCAATGGTTTGATTGTACAAAACATTCCTCGTGAGACTACATTGGTTGTAAGCCCCAAGTGCAGTGAGAAAAATGGCAAACCAGTAAAATATCTTGAGCCAAATAAAGACATGCTGGCCCGCGCTGACTGCTTGAAGTTTGTAATGAGTGCAGACCCAGACACACCTTACAACACTGTTCCTGAATGGGCTCACGCATGGCGCGATAAAACTGGTAAACAAGTATTTGTGAGTCCCATGAACATCTATAATCATGAGCCGCAAAAAAGCAAGCAAGTTCGTGCTGAGAAAAATCAAATTAGTCTTGAAGAACGCAGCACTGTTGATGAAGTTGTGAGTTTTTGGACTCCTGGGCTCATCAACATGCAGAGTGCTCAGGCTAATCATGAATATGTTGCCAAATATTGTGTACAAAATGGCATGATTTTCAATATGCAACTTCATTTGTTTGGAAGTTTTGCATAATGACCAAACCATTGATACCATTTGGGTGGTTGCCCGGGCATTGGGGCTTGCGTGGAACAACACGCGAAATAGCTCGAGCCGAATATGAACTTTCAGGTGTAGAACTGGAAAAAAGGCTCATGGAAATTCGTTTAGCCGACAGCCCTGAATTAATACAACGTGCTAAACTAGATCTACAACTCAAGCATAAAGAAATCAGTCAGTATGACTATGACATAGCTTGTGCAGAACAAGAGTTTCAAGACTCACAACTTGTTGTGAAAAAGTTGGAAATTGATCTCAAACATGGCAAGATTACCAGTCAGGTATTTGAGAGGAAAAAAGCTGATGCGTTGGGCCAACCATGGGTAAGCATGCCAGTTATCAGCTGGGTTCCTGAAAACGCATCTAGAACTTACTTTGAACTTGATTACAACGAGCATTTTATTAAATATCTACAAGAGCATGGCTACACTGGCACTGAAGATGAGATTTTAAATCGTTGGCTGAATGATGTATGCACAGCCGTTGCCTTGGAAACAGGATCTCCAGGTAGAGATTTTGTTACTGAAGCTAACTGAACTAACTGTTGACATGCACTGAAAATCTGCTATAACATATTTTATATTCAGGAGTATGATCGTGACAAAACAGACCCATGTGCTTATTGACACACAAAATTTATTTCTTCGTGTGTTGGAAAGCATGCGCATAAATAACTTATGCGTGATGAATATAGCCAAGTTTTTTTAAAAAATAAATATACAAACTATTATTTTTCCATAATAACAAAAGCGTATGCAAGGGATTTGACTGAAAAAGGTGAAAAACACCATATTATTCCAGTATGCTTGTATAAAAGTAATCGCAGTAAAAATAAACGTCCAGGGTGGCTTCAAGGCAATCCCCATTGTCCAACAAACTTAGTTTTACTCTCATTTCGAGAGCATTTTATCTGTCATTGGTTGTTAACAAAAATGATGGTAAATGCTAAAGATAAGCTGAAAATGGAATATGCATTTAGCTGTTTCAGCAAAACTTTGAAAACCCATCCGGATTACATCGTATCTACATTAGAATATGCTAGATTAAAGGCGGCTCGTCAGTTTATTGTTAAAAATATTCCCAGCCAAAAAGGAAAAAAACAAAATAAAAGCCCCGGTGTGTGGTGGACCAACGGGCTACAAGAAAAAGTTGTGTTACTGCCTCCTGGGCCAGAATGGCGAAAAGGTCGACTCACAAGTCCCTTAAAAGGAAAACAAAACACACATAGCAAAGGAGCCAAATGGTGGAACAACGGCACTACAATGGTGGTAAGCCACACATGCCCCGGGGATAATTGGGTATTAGGTAGATTGCCGCTTGTTATAAAAAAACATAAAAAACATATATGCCCACCATGTTCTGAACAAACTAAGCAAAAAATTAGTTTGGCTAACAAAGGACGTAAACGATCATTAGAAACTCGAGAAAAAATGTCAACAGATAGGCAAGGACGTAAAACAGTTACCAAAGGATCAAAATGGTATAATAACGGAGTAAATGAAGTAAGGAAGCACGATCATCCAGGTGATGGTTGGATTCTAGGTAAGCTAAAAAAGTCTTGACGGCCTCAAACCTTTAGCATATAGTGATACTATGAACACACACATCTTAGTTGATTCGCAAAATTTATTTCTTCGTGTAAGGCATGGAACTCGAGCTCCTGATGCAGACACTCAGTTCAATCTAGCCCTACATGTGATTTTCAATAGCATCAAAAAAGTATGGCAACAGTTTGATGCCAATCACCTTATTTTTTGCCTTGAAGGTCGTTCGTGGCGCAAGGACATATACCCACAGTATAAAGCCAATCGCAAAGCTGCTGTGGCAGCAAAATCTGCTGTTGAGCAAGCCGAGGACACTGCGTTCTTCCAAGTAATGGAAGAGTTTGTTTCTTGGCTGCGTGAACATACCAATGTGACTATTTTGCGTCATCCCAACGCAGAAGCTGATGACATGATTGCACGTTGGGTCAGTTTGCATCCGCAAGACATGCATGTGATTATCAGCAGTGATGGTGATTTTCAACAGCTGGTAGCTGACAACTGTTGGATCTACAACGGTATTGCCGGCTTGCTATACACGCACACGGGCATTTATGATCGCGACGGTAAAATTGCCAAAAACTCTCGAGGCGAAGAACTACCAGTTCCTGATCCTGAATGGTTGCTGTTTGAAAAGTGCATGCGTGGTGACGACGGTGACAATGTCATGAGTGCTTATCCCGGTGTTCGCAAAAAGAAACTGTTGGAAGCTTATGGCGATCGGCACAATCGCGGTTACACTTGGAACAATCTCATGCTCAGCAAATGGGTGGACCATAACGAGCAGGAACATCGGGTACGTGATGATTACGAACGCAATCGTTTGCTAATTGATCTTGATGCTCAACCACAAGATCTCAAAGAAAAGTGGGACGAGGTGATTAGAAACAGCATTATTCAACAACCACGTCAGCAAGTGGGTATCAAACTCATGCGGTTCTGCAATACTCATGGTTTGATTCGCATTGAAAAGTATCATCAGGAATATGCTCCCTGTTTCAGCAGCATGTATACTGGACATTTGACCCAGGAACTCTGTGCAGGTAAATAGTTGCACAATGGTAGTAGAAAAGACCCCGGGACTTTATGCTTGGCGTGTGCAAGTGGCCGAAACAAACAACTGGCAGACCCACGAACGTCTAGATTTATGGTTGAAGCAGAACTTTGCCGATGAACGTTATGTGTTGGCTTATACCAATGTAGCGTATTTCAAAAATGCCGAGGATGCCATGATGTTTGCAGTCATGTGGTCCTAATGTCGCGTGAATGGTATTTGCAAAATCCATTTACACCGGGCTTTATGTGCCAGCTGCCTCGCATGACAGGTGGGCATGAAATTTGGTATCAATTACCGCAAGTAATGCGAACTTGGTGTGATACTGAAACACAAGGTGCCTATTGGTGGGAACCGGGACTGGCAGTGATTTATTTTGAACTGGCTCAAGATGCCATGATGTTTGAAATGCGTTGGCTTTGACATTTACATGTTTCACAGTTAGTGTTGGTTATGAAAACAACAATTACATTGCGTGTGTTAACTGACAACAGTTGGTTGGCTTGGCAGGGTGACACTCGTCAAGCTTTGGTTGTACAAACTGCCGATAATCTTTTATGGGTAACAGCTCAGGGGGCTCGGGAGTTTCAAGATCAAAACCATTTGGAACAAGCTATGAATATTGAACTGGAAGTTTTGGAACCACAGGTAGAGGAAGTTCAGGATCAAGAACAGCAAGTGGTCCAAGGGTTTCCTGTCAAACACTGGCCAGTTTTCAATGTATCAACAACAGCGCCTATAACATATACTAAAACAGCCACTAGCAAAACTGCTTATGCGGCGGGATATTGGGCGTTTTTGTTCGCAGCAGGATGGACCGGCAGCTGGTGCCCCAAACTGCAAACACTACAAGACTATCAGCATATTGGGCCATTTACCAGCAAGCTGGAAATGCAAACAGCCATAAACGCAAAAAATCGTGAGAGTTAAAATGGATATTCAACCCATTCAAGATTTTCAAAACAGCTATCGAGCAGCTAGAGACAGTAACAGTCGAGAAATCCGTTTGAGTGTGAATCAAGCACAAAAACTGCATGATAGTATCAGTGCTGTTTTAGCTGAGTTAGTCAAGCTGCAAAATCAAACCATCATGCTACAAGAGCAACTTAACGATGCTCTAAAAAATCCCACTATGGATTGGAATGGAGGAAGATTTTGAAATTCCGTTTTCGTAGGTGCGAGCATGAACTACTCACAGACTTGTTACCTGGCCGTCTTGATCTGTCATCAGGCAGTTGGATAGCAGGTGGGGCTGCTCGCTGCATGTGGTTTAATAAACCTGAGCACATTGCCAGTGTGGCTAGCCACCACTATCGTCACGACATTGACATTTTTTGTGCTAGTGAACAAGCTCGTGACGATGTGAAATCTTATATAGTAAAAAAGTGGTTCAATCTTGCCCCCACTGTGCATGATCCTTGGGAAATATCATTGCATGACAAGCCTCCCTACACTAATATCATGAACACACAAAACGCAACTACCTATATAAGTTGCTCTCACAACGACCGTTACATGAATTTGCAAGTGATAAACCGTTTGGCATTAAGCTTGGATGAATTATTTGACAGCTTTGATTTAATCAACTGTCACTTTGCAACCAACGGCATTTGGATGGTCACAACTGAGCAAGCCCTTGACAGCTGGCAACAGGGAATCATACAACGCAACCCTAGATATTCTGGTGATATCAAAATATCCAGGATACTGAAATATTGTGTTTATGGGCTAACACCACCACGCGACATGTGGAAGGAACTTGTTAGCAAAAGCCTTGAAACTCGATCCCAGGGATGGAACCATGACTACACAGCTTGACCAAGCTCGCATGCAAAGCCTGCTGTGCGACTATATAGTGTGTGCACCGGAGCAAAATGCTGCCTGCTTTGCAGGAGTAGCTTTACCCTATCAGGATCTAGGAATATTTTTGATTTGGGTAATAAGTGGTGCAAAAGTCTATCAACAGGCATATGTATATCAAGATCGATTTCAAATTTTAGCCGACTTGAATCCCCAATGGCCCAACGTAAAAGGCACTGATTTGATTTGGAAAATCTATACTACCATGGGACGTCGAGTTCAGAACATGAGCGATGAGCAAGTGTTAAACTTGTGCAACATGTTGTGGCCTGATGACCAACCCCAGTTTGCCTAATCTACCCACTGCTTGGTCCGGCAAGCAACAACTTGTTCTTTGGTTGATTGCCGAAACCAAGATTACAACGGAAATATCACATTCGCCATTGGACAGTCGACAAGTCATGAACTACATGTTCATGACTTCCAAACCTGATAACTTGTTGCTGACATTAAGTGGTTGTCGCTGGATGGAAAACCGTTTTGCCAACTGGACCTTGATGATAAAACATGAGCTTACTGCCGGTGATATTTTGCAGCTGACCACTAGTTTGCGAAACACTGTGTTTTATATTTCATGGGTTCGCAGCCATGTGGTTGCTGTTACTGTATGGGATGCTCGTGTCAACATGGAATGGCAAATGTTTGACTGGGATATTAAAAAATGGTTGGAGTTTAGAAAAACTCCTTGACACATGAAAAGTGTCATGCTACAAACTGCGTATTATCAACAAGCAAGGACTAACACAAATGGCTCGTGCAGCTCAACGCAACAACACAATGATCGACACTATCAATATCACACCCAGCCGTTTGCAGCATGCAATTCGACACTGCATTGCACGGCGTCGACCACTAATGGTTTGGGGTCCACCAGGTATTGGCAAGAGCGACATTGTAGCCTTTGTAGCACAAGATCTCGGCCGCCCCATTATTGACATTCGACTGCCCCTACTTGAACCCACAGACATGCGTGGTATTCCCTACCTTGCTGAAGTCAAGGTTTACAACGAACAGGGTGAACTAGTGCGTGATGAGCTGGGAGTTCCAGTTACAGATCGCGAGTTTCGTTGGAGCCCACCAAGCGATCTTCCCACAGATGCACTAAGCAATGCACTGGTGTTTTTTGATGAAATCTCTGCTGCACCGCCCAGTGTGCAGGCTGCAACATACCAAATCATTCTCAATCGTCGCATTGGCAGCTACAAGCTTCCCGACAATGTTGTAATGGTTGCTGCTGGCAATCGTGTGCGTGACAAGGGTGTTGCTTACAACATGCCAACTCCTCTAGCCAATCGGTTCAGCCACGTTACGCTGGAACCCAACATTGATGACTGGAAGGATTGGGCCATCCGTAACAAAATCCATCGTGATGTTGTGGGTTATCTCAGCTTTCAGCCTCAGGATCTCATGAACTTCAACCCCAGCAATGACAGCTATGCATTTGCCACACCACGTACTTGGTATTTCGTAAGCGATCTGCTGCAAGAGCCTGATGGCCGTGACGCTCAGCTAGATGCTGAAACACTAAGTGATCTCATCCGCGGCACAGTGGGTGATGCAGCTGGCACCAAGTTTCTCAGCTATCGACGCAGTGCTAGCAGCCTGCCCAATGCACGAGATATTCTTGATGGCAAAATCAAGTCACTCAAGAACATCAGCCCAGATGTCATGCATGCACTGGTGATTGCTCTATGTTATGAGCTGTTTGCAGGTAACTCTCGTGCTCGTGCTGCACTGGCAAATGGCGATCGTGATGCTGTGAAAAACTGGCATGTAACAGATGTTGATGCATTTTTCCGCTTCATGATGGTCAACCTACCTCCAGAAATGTGCGTGTTTGGTGGCAAGACGCTGCTAAACAACGAAAATGGTGTTGCTGTCAACGGCATGCTGCTGAAAACTTGGGCTGAGTTTACTGATCGATTCCTTGAACTAATGCCCAGCCGTAACTAAACATCACAGAAAAAAGGCGCGCAAGCGCCTTTTTTTACCACTTGACAGACTAGACATGTGCTATACTATTCAGATATAAACGCGAGGTTGTCATGGACGATACAGAAAAGAAAATTACCAAAGCCAAAATCAAGTTGTTTTTTGATCATCCATTTTTTGGTAATCTAACCATGGGCATGAAGCTGCTGGACATGACAGACAGCGGTTGGTGTCCTACTGCGGCAACTGATGGCCGTAATATCTATTATAATCGAAACTTCTTCAAAGATCTCACACCCAACGAAGTGATCTTTGTGCTATGTCACGAAGTGCTGCATGTGGCTTTTGATCATCTTGGTCGGCGCAATCATCGTGATCCCAGCTATTGGAACATGGCAAATGATTATGTAATCAATGCCATGCTCATGAAGGAAAAAATTGGCACTATGCCAACCAAGCCCGTGGAAGATCCCGAGGCCCGCAAGCGTGGTGAAACCAGCCAGCGTGTGGGCTTGTATGATGCTCGTTATGATGGATGGTATAGCGAAAAGATCTATGAAGATCTACAAAAGCGCAAAGTGGAAAAAAAGCTGACACTTGACGTGCATCTTGAACTTGGTGACGATAGCAAAGACGGCCAGGGTGGGGATCAAGGCAACAACAAGCGCCCAGGCGGCCATATTGAAATCTCTGCCGAAGAGCTTAAAAAAATTCGTTAAGAAATGCGAGGCCGGGTTATCACAGCAGCTCAAAGCGCACAAGCCGCTGGCAAGCTGCCTGCAAGCATTGCACGACTGGTAAACGAACTAGTTGAGCCAGTTATTGATTGGCGCGAGCTGCTGGCACAGAATATCCAAAGCTGCCTTACTGATGATTTCACTTTTCAGCGTCCCAATCGCCGGCACATGTACAGTGGTGTGTTTCTGCCCACCCTAAAGAAAGACGAGACAGTAGATGTCACAGTGGCTCTGGACATGAGTGGCAGTATCACTGACGCCATGGGTCGTGAGTTTCTCAGTGAAATTTGGGGTATTGCCAACAGCTATGCTGACTTCAAAATCAGTGTATTGTGCTTTGATACCAAAGCTTACAACTTTCAAGTGTTCACACCCGACAATATTGACGAACTGCTCGCATATGAATGCAAAGGCGGTGGTGGAACAGATTTCATGGCTTTTTGGAACTACTGGCGCGACAACAACATTGAGCCCAAAAAAGCTGTGATTTTCACTGATGGATATCCCGGAGGTGAATGGGGTCCTAGCAACTATGCTGATACTCTTTGGATTATTACTGAAGGGCGTCATACTAAAATTGT